AGCAAACCACCACGCAAAAGAAATTAAAAACACTATCTCCATACTTGCAAATGTATAATATTGTATTATATACGCAACATTTTGTTAATAAGTTTATTCTTTGTTAAAGTTTTTATCGTAATATTCTTTAAATGCAGTACCATTTGTGAAAGCAGTTAAATTTGGTCTATCTGAATTATATGCTTTTTTCATTTGTTTTTTTTCTTTTGCTTTTGCTTCTTTTAAAACTGCATACCAAGTTAACTTGTCTTTTGGTAACTCCCATAGTTGCTCAAATAAATAATCTACTGCACTCATAATTCTTTACATTTTCTTTTATAATACTCTGCAAGTTGTTTCAATTCGTCTTTTGTGTACTTTCTTGTAACGTATGCACGTTCTCGTAACATAGTAAATTCATCCGCTCCTATCTTATTCTCTAAGTGTATTCCGTATTCAATTAGATTTCCACTCAAAAAAGTATTGCAATGTTCACATTGTAAATGTACATTCATCTCATCAAATCTTACGTTTGTATGTGTGCCAGCAGAAAAATAGTGTCCTGCATTCTCTTTTTTTGGTTTTTTCTTACAACTGATACATACATTTCCAGCATCTCGTAAACGAATGTACTTGTTAAAATGCGTTTGTGCAATCTTAAAGTAGTCTTGTAATGTCATTAAATCGTCTTTTAAAGCTTTCTTACGCACTTTCTTTATCTTTTCAAGGTTCTTTATCGCTTGACGTGTTTTAGTGCATACAAAACAAAATTTATCTGTGGTGCGATATGGTGTAAATATCGTTTCACATTCCTTGCATTTTTTATCGTAGTTAGTTTTCATTCTGTTATTGTTAATTCTTCACCAGTTAATCCGAACCAAAGATTTTGCAATTGGTGTACGTATTTTATATTTTCTTTTATTGTTTCTTTTTGGCAACAACCTTCTTGACCAAACCACATAGGTAAATCAGCATCAAATGAAGCATAATAACCATAAAAATAATAATAGTCATCAATTTGTTTTTCAAATCCAAACTTCAACAACCATTCTTCGGTTAGTGGGATTGGTCTATAAGCATCGTCTAAGTCATCTCCCCAATGCATATTGATGCATTCAGCATCTACTTGAAAAACTTTTTCACAATATAAAATGTAAACTCCTACTCTTAATTCATTTTCTCTAATACTCATATTCCATTCGTTAAATTATTATTTATCTTTTTAAACTGCTCTACTTTTCTTGTCAACTCCATTACTTTTTTATGTTCTGCGTATAGTAATGTTTGGTATTGTTTATTTTCATCTACTAAAATGTTAAAAGTAGTTCGTGCGTCTTGTAGAAAATCAAAGTGCTTCTGCATTGACTCAATTAAATCTGTACGATGTGCATTCTTTTTTTTAATATCGTCTATTGAAATCTGTAAAGACTGCGTTAACGATTCAAATGTTATGGATGCTTCTATTATTGCTATCTGTTTCATATTCTCAAACCGCCACCTTTACTCCAACATACCAAATCATCTGCTTTCCATTCTAAATTGCTATAAATAGAACTTAAAATATATTCTTTAACATATTGTCTTAAGTTGAAATCTTTAGTAATATCCATATTGTGAGAACGTCTTAATTGTAAATATCTTTTAAAACTCATTCTTATTTCGTTTTTATCGAACTGACAATACATTATATCTGTCTTGTTAAATTCTACCAAATATCTTATATTTTTACTTTTCATATCTTATTATTTAAAATGGTAAATTATCAAATGAATTATTCGGTTGTATTGCTTTTGTACTTGGCAAAGTTAATCTTTTTATCACATCTTTACCACGAACTTTAAAACCCAAACCAAAATTGTAGTCCATCATCATTGGCTCGTTTAATAGCGTTGGCTTTCCACCAGTATCTGTATCTTTAATCTTTACGACCTCAACCATTGTGTAGTTCCATAAATCTTGGTGTTGTGTCAATCTATGCACTACTAAAAAATCGTCTGCTTTATTTGCAAATGCTTTACCGCCTTCAATATCTGACTTTAATGGTGGCATAACGTGACCAGACCAACCGTGCTTTTCTGGATAAACTGCCGAGCGTCTACCACTTGCTGAACTTGGGTGTGCGTTTATGTAGATTGTTTTACCATTCTTTGTGAAGTGCTTTAAATCGTTTAATACATCGTAGTTTGAACTATAAGACATCGGAGTTTTTAAACCATTGAACGGGTCAATTAAATGTACATCGCATTCTGCTTTGTCAAAGATGTTTAATAATTCATCTGGAGTATAACGTTTGGTATTATCTACAAACTTAAACGAATTTTCGAGTATTGTTTCGTATCTTCTAACTTCGTTGTATGTTAAATCCATAAACTTTTTACCAGAATACATTTGAATTAAATCTCGCATAACTTTACCTTGATAATTTTCATCCATAAACAAACAAAACTTTAAATTGTGGTTTGTTGCAAGTGCTAAAAAATACCATTCTAAAAAATATGTTTTACCAACATTATCGTGTCCTAAAATTATGTTAAGTTGTCCTTGCTTATGTACAAAGAAGTCGTCTAAGTCGCAACCTAATTTTAAACCAGTTGGAATTTTACCATCCAAATAATCATTTAAGTATTGAGTACTATGTCCGTTATTTAGTATCATTTTTTCTTAAAATTAATAATATTTTTTAAATTTCATACCTACTTTTTGAATAACATCAATATCAATTATAAATAAATCTTCTTTTTTATTTATTTTTTTTACTGATTTCCTATCTAAAATATCTTCATATATTAATTTAGTTTTTAATTGTTCGTATGGATGGCTAAAAATAATATCTTTGATAAAATAAATTTTATTTTTACTGCATCTAACTTTTAAATTAACTACTCCAATTTCTCCTTTTTCTAAAATCATTTGTTTAAATTTATTTGTTTCATTACATGATTCATATAATCATCGTTTACAGATTCTTTAATATCAAATTTAGAACTATTTTTTAACCAGTTATTTAAACGTCTTGATATATCAAAAGATGTTTGCTTTTCAAATCTCATTTTTTTATCATTTGTTCCGTGTTCTGTCCAATATAAATAAAATTCATTTAGTATATTATTAGAATATTTTCCTAAATAATCAGCTAATTGGTTAGCAAAATTCTTTTTGCGTAAAAATATTTCATTTTTTATTATTTTATTTTCTATTATATTATCTTCTCTTATAGCTTTTGTTTGGCTTTCAGTTGGGTTTAAATTGGGTTTTATCTGGCTTTCATTTAGGTTTTTTTTAGGTCTTCCACCTTTACTGCCATTATTACTATTTTTATTACTTAATTTAATAACATCATCAAGTTGATTATCTAAAAATTTAATTTTAATAGTATTATTAGATACATCTATTATACCCTCATCAATCAATTCTTTTAATTCATTTGGATAATTAAAACGCCTTGAAATTTGTTCTAATGTTAAACTGCATTGTCTTTGCCAATAATAACAACAAATATTAATAAACAAACCTTGTGCTGATATAGAACAAAAAGATATGTCTTTTGTTAAATATTCTGCTGGTTCAAACTTAAAATATGGTAATTCTTTTGCCATAATAAATAAATGAATAAAAAAACCCCTATAAATCCGTAGAGTCTCAAGCTACTTCATTATAAGGGTCAATTAAAATTCCTTCTGTTGCCTATATTTGAGACTGCAACAATGCAAATATACAATATACTATCTACTTTTCATCTTCAAACAATTGAATCTTTTGAACAATTTTATCAATTTCATTAACAATTTCAACCCATTTTTGTGCTGAATCTGCTGGTAGTTGTTCGCTTACATTCTAAACTATCTTTTCAACCCACGTGTAAAAGTTTTCACATCGTTGTTTAAATTCACGTTTGTAGATTACTTCGTGCGATAGTTCATCTAACGTGTGTAAAATTGACTGCATCTGTAAAGTTAACGCTAAAGTTAAGTCTAAGTCTTTTCTTTGTTTAGTGTTCATTGTTCTTGTTGTTTAATTTTCGTTAACGATATCTTGTAAGCCTTCAATAATGTTATCTTTAGAATATCCAGCACTTAACATCAATGTGTATATGTTACGTGTAAATTCATAAACATCCTCATCATCGCAATCTGTTTCTATTGAGTGTTTAACTCCGTATTTTTCAATGTATGCTTTCATAGTTTTTTATTTAAAGTTACCTCTACGTTCTTCACAAAACTGAATCCAGTTATCCATCGTATCATAATAATAAATAATGCTTGGATGCTTATCCGCTTCTTTCAATGCTTCTTCTTTGCTTTCTGCACTTACTATCATTCTGTCTGGTTTGCCGTTTGATAGCCAATAAAGTATTACGTACTGCTCCATAGTTTTTAGTTTAAAAATATCGGTTTAACCACCCACCGAAAAGGATAAAATCAAAATGGTAAATCAGACTCAATATCTTGAAACTTCTGCGATGCCGTTTGAAGTGGTTTTTCTTGCTTTTCAGCAACTTTAACATCTCCATTGGTATAAACTACTTTGCCGTTACCAATGTATCGTTTAGAAGTCTTTAAATCACGTTCTTCTTTTGTTTGCGATTCTGTTAACCCAACGTTGTTTCCGTATTGGTCGGTAGAATCATTGATTGAAATTGTCAAGTTTAAATACTTTCCGTTGTATAACTTGCTTTTGTCGATTTTTGTTACATCAATTGATGCTGAAATTAATACTCCCATTTTTACTTTGTTTTTATTTGTTTAAAATTAATAATAATTCTTGATAATACTCACGTGCAACTTCAATTCTTTGCTTTAATTTTTCAATATCCGATTCGTTGTATTCAACTATAAATCTTTTAACACGTAGTTCGTTTGGTATGTGGTCGAAATTGTGCTTTTGCTCTATTGCTTGTCTTACTAAAACATCTTCATCAATTAGATTAAGTTTCCAATGTTCACG